TATCACCAGAGGATAGAATACAAAATTTGCAAATGACATGATACCAATTAAAAAAATCATTGCATTGGGTGAAATAAAAGGTCGGGGAAGAAGTAATTAAACTCTATGAGAATGACTGCTGTAAGGGTTAACCATATAGTTGCTACAACTGGTGCAGATCTAAACCATTTTGTACGGAAAATTTTAAATAGTGAGTTCATCGTTTTACATCATGAGCACAACCATCACCAGCATAGTCATCACTGTCATAGTAACCATTTTTTGTACCAAAGAATATGGTAAGTGCAACAAATGGTAATGCTGCTATTATTAGAAATGTTTCTAAAATCATCTTGCACCTACACGGGGTTTGCTATCGGGGACTTCATGTGGATCCATCTCTCCTTTTGGTAAGTAAGCCAACTCACGCATTGCCCTAACTGAGGGATCACTTGTAACAGAAGTGGGCAATCGTCCAAGAGCGACATTATCATAGTTAAGTGAGTGCCTGTCAAATGTAGATAGTTCATATTCTTCTGTCATTGATAGACAGTTGGTTGGACAGTATTCTACACAATTACCACAGAATATGCAAGCTCCAAAATCTATCGAATAATTTCTAAGTTCTTTTTTCTTTGTTTGCTTGTTCATCACCCAGTCAACGACTGGTAAATTTATTGGACAAACTCTAACACATACTTCACAAGCAATACACTTATCAAACTCATAGTGTATACGTCCACGATACCTTTCAGATGGTATCAGTTTTTCATAAGGATACTGTATGGTTACAGGTCTCCTTCTCATATGGTCAAAGGTTACTTCTAACCCCTGTAGCATATATTTAGCAGTATCTTTTACATTTTTTAGATAATTAAGTACGGTTTTCATCTTCTTACCACAACATCTCCATCTTCATCTTCCTCATCATCCCAAGGATCCTCTAACTCTTGTTTTAATTCTGCAATACGATTTTGAAGATCTCTATACTCTTCCAAATCACATTCCGTTTTCTTTTCAAATGTTACTCCCATCAGTTGTTCACCAGGTTCTACACCCTCCATCTCTGGATGAACTCTCTTTGTTACCTGAGTAGTCCAAGTTCCAGCATTATAATCTCTTATAGACTGAGATCTCGCTCCCGAAATAATAGAACGAACGGCCCATACTAAAAGAAATATCCATGTTAATGAAAAGATAAGATCGGTAAATGGATTCATCTTCTGAGTAATCTTTGTATTGGTACTTGTCTTATCTTATCTATAACATTTGTCTCCACTCGATCAGCAACTCTATCAATAATATTTACATCAAGGTGCATAAAGGGTGGAATGATTCCTAGTATTCTAAGAAGTCCATCTACAAATAATGCCAGTGCAGTGAAACCAAGAATCATACTAATAATAGTTGCTTCTCGGTTATGTTTTGCCATAGATGCTTCATCAATTTTCCGTGCCTCTTCCACAGCCTCATTAACAGCAGCAGAAATCATCTTATCTACTTCAGTCTTTGTATAGAAGTTTCCTATAAATGGAATGTCATGTTGATCCATTACCTTATCTCGAAATCGAGTTTGCGTACTTTTCGTTTGCGTCGTTGTTCCTGCCATTGTAGATCCTGAGAGGTAAAACCATCAGTTTTAGTTTCCTGATGATAACTTATCATTACTACTCTATTTAAGTCAAGTGCGGTTACTTTATCTCCATTTATAGTGGTCATGTTAGGGCAACCACATGATACACTCTTTGCTGAGTTTGAAATTACCTCTTTACCACACTCCTTACATCTTACCTTGATCATTGTCTTTAAGCGAATACTTTTCTAAAAGTTCTGGGGAATATTGTTCTACATCATTTTCTATCTTCTCATCTCTCTTTTTCTTTTCTAATGCATACACTCTATTCCGTAATTCTGTAGAGGAATACTGGTGTCTGCGAAGATGAAAATATAGTTCTATACCATTATCTATACAATATTGTTTTCCTGTGAAGTCTCTATCTTTATATTCTTCACTCAGAAATCTAACATCAATGTTTTGGGTCTGAAGTAAATTAAGGAGATCAGCCTCTGTCTCATAGACTAAAATCTCATCAACATACTTACATCCTTGTAGTTGTACATACCTTTCATAGACTGATTGAACTGGTTTATTCTTCACACCAGGTCT